GAGCTTTGCGGCAGATGTACAGAGATTCAGCCAGTCGGCGATGAAAGCGGCTGACCGTGAACGCAGGGCAATTATCCTGGCATTGTTCCGTGGGGTTATACAGGATACTGCGGTTGATACTGGCAGGGCGGCTGGCAACTGGCAGACAACGGCAAGAGAGCCAGCAAGAGGCGAGATAAACACTCGCGGCATTGCCGCTGCGGTTGCCGGTATAGAGCCGAATATCAGTGCTTTGGATGAACCTACCTATCTGACCAACAACGTGCCATATATCGCATACCTTGAGTATGGGACGCCTAAAATGGCAGCGCATAATATGGTTGGGCGAAATATCCGCCGGATCGTTGCAGCAATTCGCAGGCGTAACCGATGAGTTCAGCCATAGAAAATGCAATCAGGAAATCCATTATCGACGGTGATTTTGGTTTGCCTGTTGCATGGTCAAACCAGAAATATGACCCTGTTGATGGGACTGCGTTTATGCGGTTCGCGCATGACCCATTGCAGCCTGAAGCGGTGACGCTATCAGGTAGGGGAGAGGATGAACACAGGGGAGCATTTATGCTGACTCTGTACTATCCAAGCGGGACAGGTGTTGCTACTATTAACGGCAAGGCTGATGAGTTCCGCACGTTGTATCAGGCTGGTGTGCGGTTTTCACACGATGGTCAGGAATTTGCAATTGTAAACTGTGGGCGATCCAGTGGACGTGCAGTTGATGGGTGGTGGTCTGTAACAGTCACCGTTGATTACTGGGCACGAACCACGCGCAGCGTGGCATAACACACTGGAGAAGCATCATGGCAAACGGTTCGCGTCACGCGCTTTATTTTGTCGAGGAAAACACCTACGGCACCACTCCAACCAGTCCGGCGCTTAAAACGCTTCGTCATAAATCATGCAGCCTCGCGCTGACCAAAGACTCTTTCCAGTCGGAAGAATTGCGGTCAGACCGCCAGATTTCTGATTTCCGGCATGGGAATTACCAGATTGGCGGTGATATTGAAGTTGAGCTGTCATACGGGACCTTCGATGACATTCTTGAGGGTGTATTGTGCGGAGACTGGGTTAACGAAACTCCGGCATCCGGCACTGACCAATTGAAGGCTGGGACAACCAGACACAGTTACAGCATCCTGCGTCACTTCGGTGATCTGGCCGCTGGAAATACGCACCACCTTTTCAAAGGCGTTGAGTTCAGCAAACTGTCAATGACCGTTTCTCCCAATGCGATTGTAGGCTTTACGTTGTCAACAATCGGGCAGGATATGGCTTTAAGCGCATCGGCACCGAGCGGTAGCACTTACCCTGCTGCAACGACAACTTCACCGATGGATTCATTCAGTGGAACCATCAGCGAGAATGGCACACCTATTGCCCTGATTACCGAAATCCAGTTGGATATTGAGAATGGTCAGGAAGCAAGGTTTGTTGTCGGTGATGCGCAATCACTTCGGCCCTCAATCGGTCGCAGTAATGTAACTGGCACGGTGACAGCTTATTTCGAGAACACTACCCTGCTGGAAAAGTTCATTAACGAAACAGAGTCTGACATTGTTTTCACGCTGGTAGACCAAGCCGGTAATGCTTACGAGTTCACTATCCCCCGTATCAAGTACACCGGTGGTCAGCCTGACGTAAGTGGCGAGGGTGATATTACCCTTGCAATGCCATTTCAGGCGCTGCTTGATTCATCCGTTTCAACAAACCTGATCATCGAGAGAACTGCTGCATGAGTATGACGGAGTTTTTCACCACGCAGAAATCAGAGGAAGGCGTTTTGCTTCCTCTTGTTTTGCCTGATGGCAGTGCTTCCAAATACTGGATGCGTATTCGTGGTCTTGACTCCGATCATTTCAGGATGGCCGAATCAATGGCACGCCGCAAGGCGGTTGCGACTGTTGCTGGGTTGAGTACCGATGAGGAAAAAGCAAAGGCAGGGATGGATGCGAGAGTTGAGCTTGCTGCTGAACTTGTGATTGACTGGAATTTTGATGAGCCTTGCACGAAAGAAAACGTGGTTACACTTTTCAGGAATGCGCCACAATTGCTGGATGCTATTGACAGACTGGCGATGGATCGCACCCTTTTTTTCGCACTCAAACGGGCAAATTCTTCGACTGGTTCAGAGCAGAAATCGAACTCTCGAAAAAGCCGAAAGGATCAAAAAGCAGTTTAAGGGATCACCTGCAACAAGTTTACAAGGCTACCGGAAAGCTGCCGAGAAAGTTGGCAGAGCAGCCTGAACCACCACAAGAGCTGATGTATCTTCATGAGTGGTGGCAAGAGGTGGCGGGGTGTGATTCGTTGACGTTCACCGAGTTGCGTAACTGGTCAGAAATAACGTGCCGCGATGTTCGCTGGTGGGAAGTTGAGATAATCAGAACTCTCGACCATATCTGGAGAAGTGCGAATGGCTGAAGACACAACATCGCTGCGGATCAAGGTCGAAACCGTTGGCGTTGACAAGGCTGACAAAGGCCTTGACGGTCTTGCAAAATCAGCCCGCGACGCTGAACGCGCTACAGACTCACTTGGAAAAACTTTCAAATCAGCAGGAGCATCAGGCGCTTCTGCCGTTTCTTCATTCCGTGGTATTTATGCTGCACTTGCCGGTATAGGTGCGCTGCAACTCGGCAAGCAGATCATCGAGACAGCAGACTCATTCCAGAATCTGAATGCAAAGCTTATCATTGCAACAGGATCAGCCGAGGCGGCAAATGAGGCATATAACAAGCTGCTGAATGTTGCTCGTAACTCCCATGCTCCGATAGAGCAGACTGCGGAGCTTTATACTAGGCTTGCCTTTTCCACAAAAACAATCGGCCTTTCAAGTGATGCCCTTGTTACTGCGACAGATACCGTTGGCAAGGCCATGCGCCTTTCCGGTGCTGATGCTGCGGCTGCCAGTGGTGCAATCCGCCAGTTAGGTCAGGCGATGGCATCAGGTGTGCTGCGTGGTGATGAATTTAACAGCATCATGGAGACATCACCGAGGCTTGCCAAGGCCATTGCTGATTCTATGGGCATCACCACTGACTCACTGCGTCAGTATGCGGCAGACGGGAAGTTAAGTGCCGCTGAAGTTGGCAAGGCTCTTATCACTCAGAATGCAGTAATCAGCAAGGAGGCAGAGAACTTCAAGGCAACTGTCGGCACCTCGATGCAGGACATACGCAACGAGCTTTTTGACACTTTCGGGAAGACGGCAACTGGCCCGCTTGTCGAATCAATGACCGAGTTGACAAACATTTTCAAAGACCCTGAAACAAAGGACGGGTTGCGTTCATTCGCGTCAGGTGTTGCTGACCTTGCCGGTATGCTTGTCAAGGCGGCGGCGGCGGCTGGAAATGCCGTGACAGCTTTTTCAGATTACAAAAAACTGATGGGTATGGGAGAAGGTGCCGATAAGGGGATGGCTGAAATCAACCAACTCCAGAAAGGCATTGACCAACTAAAGGCAATCCCTGCTGGAGAAGGGGCTTTTGGTTTATTCGCCGGAGGCCAGACTGGCATGGGCATGCAGTTGCATTTATCTCCTGAAGAAGTGCAGCAGCAGATTGCGTCAATGGAGGCATGGAAAAAAGCGCTTGAGGAAACCTACTGGATTGAAAGGCAGGCCGGTGAGCAGAACAAGCAGAACTCTGCTGAAAAGACCGTCAGCATGGACAAGGATATTGCTGCACTTGATGCTTATAGCGAGAAGAAAAAAGCTGAATTACAGGCCGCAGAGGATTTGAAAGATGCAGAACGTGAGGCGGCATCAGAGCGTAAACGCGCACTCAAGGAGGTTGAAAACCTTGAGAAACAGCGCGTGCAGAATATCCAGAATATCATTCAGGGGTTGCGCGATGAGGTTGCTACGCAGGGCAAAACGTCGCAGGAGACAATCGCATATCAGCTACAGCTCTATAAGGCGCTGCCGGAACAGATTGCAGAGGCAAAGCGCTTGCAGGGGCAGAAGGACATTTTCGACCTTGAACGCCAGTTGATGACAGAGGAAGAAAAACTGCGTGAATCTTATGACAGAAGAAAATCGCTGATTCTTGCCAATACGTCATCCGGTGCTGGGCAGGACGCATTGCTTGCGAGAAATGAAAAGGATTTTTCCACTGGAATCATGGGTAGCTGGGGACAGGAACCCACTACACTTGACGGACAGATGGCTAAATTGCAGGAGGAATTTGACGCAAAATACGCGCAAGCACAAGGGCACGAACAGTTGATGTTCGACCTGAAGGCAGAGTATGAGGAAAAAAAGGCGCAGCTTGTGAATGGATATTACACACAGCAGCTTGATAATGCCGCGTCATTGTTCGATGGAATGGCGGGCATGGCAAAAACATTTGCTGGCGAGGAATCTAAAGCATATAAAATCCTGTTCGCCACCAGCAAGGCTTTCAGCATTGCCAAAGCTATCATGAACATGGGCGTCGCCATTTCAAACGCGAATACTGTGCCTTTTCCTGCCAATATAGCCGCTATCGCGTCAGCAGCAGCACAGGGCGCGTCAGCGCTTTCAACGGTACGCGGGGCCAGTTTTTCTGGCGCGTATGATCAGGGTGGCGTTATACCTTCAGGCTCTTTCGGGCTTGTCGGCGAGAAAGGCCCTGAATTGGTCAGAGGGTCAGCCAATGTAATCGGCAGGAAAGAAACTGCGTCACTGCTTGAAAATGCTGGAAACAACAAGCCAGAGGTAAAAGTTCTTGTTATTAACTTGCTGGACAAGACAGAGCTTATCAACAGCTTCAAGAATAGCGATGAATTTGACGAGGTTATTGTTAATTCATTGTCACGGAATCAATCAGCATCACGGGAGGCAATGGGCTGATGCCAAGTCATAGCGGAACAGATTTTACATTCCACAACTCTCTTGAGAAAATCAAGTCATTCCTTATTAACTCAAGTTCTCTATGGACATGCGTAGGCGACACGAAATCAAGTGCAGTTGAGCATACTGGAGGTGAGTATCAGGCTGGAACTGCAACATTGTCAGGAGAGGCGGCCAGAACGATTTATTTCAAGTGTACAGGATATGATGACCAGTCAGAATGCTGGTTCGCGCTTTACAATCTTAACAGCGCATCGAGTTATTTCACCATTGCAGTGAGGGGTATTCATAACTATGTTGAGGGTACGGCGCTGACTTCAGTAACCGCAGGAGTTCCTTATGCGTCTTCTCCATGTTATCTGCCGTGCAATAATACGCAGCAGCGCTACTACATTACCGGAGATGAGCGAAAAATAACGCTTATGGTCAATGTTGACAGCAGACCGCAAATGTTGAGTTTCGGAATGTTCTTGCAGGGTGGAACTCCAACTGAATATCCAAAACCAATGTATGTAGGTGGCAGCATAGGTGCATACAATGTGCTTGCAGGTAATGTGACTGCCACTACAGGGTCAAAAGCGCTATTCTCGCCCGGCACAGGTTCAGAGGTTTCAACGCTTTATGTTTATGGGCCAGATTCAGTGTGGAAGACTTTTTCAAACTATACCGCTCAATCAGACACGTTACAAAATATAACAAACAGTGCAAATGATGCTACAGAGTACAATCACACGATGCCTTTCACTATGCTTTGGCCTGCTGCGCTTAACATTGACGCGAGGTCTTGGGGTAGTAGTGATGTTGCTCTTTTCCCTATTTCTTTTTACCAGAAGCGAACGAGTACAGACCGGAATGATGTGCTTGGCGAGTTTGACGGGATATTTTATATTTCCGGCAATGCAGCAACGCCGCTTGCAGTTGAGGATGTGATAGATATAGGTGGCCATGATTATATTGTATGGCGGCACCCGATTTTACAGAATGCAAACAGCTATTGCGCTGTCAGGATGGAGAATTAACATGACGCATCAGGCAGGAACGGTAGCCTCTACAGATTCAATGCTGCTTGCACTTGAGACATTCTGCACAACTTACGCTGGTTATTCGGTTATAACAGGGTGTGTTCCGTCAGCAGGTCATGTATCAAATACGCACTGGAGTACAGTCACTTCAAGGATTTATCGCAAAACAGGGCAGGCAGACATTCACATTGCATATTGCGGTGCTACAGGATCTGGACAGCCTACGGGCGTTTTCGATGACAAGACAGATGGCGGGTCGAGTAATCTGACAGCAGGAATGATCAGGGCAACACTTGATGCAGATTTGACCGGTGCCAGTTACTCGTGGAACACGAAATCCTATTATATAGGCGCATCGTATTCTGGGTCTGATTACAAGTGCATAGATTCATGTGTGCGGCCAGCTTATGGCGCGACAAAATATCACTTCATCACAAATGGCGACGAGGTTTTTGTCGCGTTCAAGATGGGAAACAGCGGTTGGTCACATTTCTCATTCGGTATGATGGCGAGCAAGGCAGGATCAT